ATAACAAGCAACAATGGAAACAAAATAGCAAATCAATTTATTATTACTGACAATGACAATGGAAACAAAAAAGAATATTTCCAGAGTTATAACTCAATGATTGTAAAAAAAATATATGATCATTTAGGTTGTGATGTAGTTGAAACATATCTGGACCAAAAATATTGGAACTATTCAAACACAACTGGCAAATATAGAAATATATTTCTAGGTGAAACAATAACAGAAACAAAAAAGAAAATTAAATCTGGTGAGTATATCTTAACAGACTTAAACAAATAGAAAGCGAGTAATAAATGGAATATCAAATACCA